TGATACTTATGATGGTATTGTTGGTCCAGTTGGTCCTGGTGGTGGTGGCGGTGGAGCAAACAATACTGGAACTGGAGGAATAAGTTTAGGATATGGTGGAGGCGGTGGCGGTGGTAGAAATCCAGGAACCGGAACATTTTCTTTAGGAAATACTGGAGTATTAATTATTACATATACCTTCGATCCAAACGCAGCACAAGTGGCTGCACCATACACATTTGGCTATATCATTGACTAAACATAAATAAACTTATGTCTAACGAATTCAAAAAACAATGTGACGCTGGATATTATTGGTGCAACACTGATAAAGTCTGCAAACCACTACAAGAAGGTAAAATGGCAGACGATGCTTTTTTATTTAGAGGAATGTAAAAAATAACAAATGGCAAAAATAACAACAAGATCACAATTCAAAACATACTGCCTACGTAAGTTAGGTTTTCCTGTTATTGAAATTAATGTTGATGATGATCAGGTAAATGATCGTATTGATGAAGCACTCTCTTTTTGGGGTGACTATCATTACGATGGTACAGAAAAATTGTTTATGAAACATGCTATCACTGCTGAAGATATTGATCGACAGTGGATTTATGCTCCTGATGCGATACAGTTTGTTACTGGTGTTATGCCATTTGATTTGTCTAACGCATCAATCAATATGTTCGATTTGCGTTACCAATTACGTCTGCATGATCTCTATGACTTCACATCGGTATCGTATGTGTCATATGAAATTACCATGCAACACTTACGTACATTGAATCTATTGTTCTCTGGTACTCCACAGTTTCGGTTCAATAGACATCAGAATAAAGTATTCTTAGACATTGATTGGACAAGAGACGTTCAGCCAGGTAACTATGTTATCATTGAATGCTATCGTACATTGGAACCAGAAACAATTACACTGACAGGTACTTTATCGTGTGCTCCGGGTTCTAATACAGTTACCGGTGTAGGTACAAAATTTGATCAAGAACTTGTTGATTTTGATTTTATTACAATCGGTACTGAACAAAAACAAGTAAGAAAAATTTCAAGCCCTACGTCTTTAGAGTTGGAAGGTAATCCAGCACAGACTTATACAAATGTAACTGCGGTAATTGAAGGTGTAACGGATGTTTGGAATGATAGGTTTCTAAAGAAGTATGCCTGTGCATTGATCAAACGTCAGTGGGGTTCTAACCTCAAAAAGTTTTCTGGTATTCAAATGCCAGGTGGTGTCACATTAGATGGCCAAGTAATTTATGATGAAGCAATAGCAGAGATTGAAAAGATGGAAGAAGAAATCTACATGATGGGTTCATTGCCATCTGAAATTTTTACTGGATAATTGTGGCTACCAACTTCTATTTTAATAACTTTCCTGCAAATCAGATAACCTCTGAGCAACTGCTCGTTGAAGATTTGGTTATTGAGGCCTTGAAAATTTATGGTATGGATGTTTATTATCTACCACGCACAACCCGTGATGAAGTAGATTATTTATTTGGCGAAGATACGCTCAAAGAATATCGCACCGCTCATCCGATTGAAATGTACCTTGAAAATACCACAGCAATGGATGGTGAGGGTGATTTCATATCTAAATTTGGTTTAGAAATTCGTGATGAAGTAACAATGCTTGTTTCTCGACTACGATTCCGTTACACAGTAAATGGTTATACTCGTCCACGTGAGGGCGATTTAATTTATGTTCCTATGATGACTTCATTCTTTGAAATCACTAATGTTGAAAGTGAAAATAATCAAGCAATGTTTTACACATTAGGTCGTGGTCGTGGTGGTAATGTGTATGTGTATGCATTGCAAATGAAACAGTTTGTGTTCTCCAGTGAAATTATTAATACTGGTGTAAAAGAAATCGATGTTGTCATACGAGATTACTATCAAAAAACAAGACTCTCACTTTCTGCTGGTGGTACAGGCGGTTATTTGAATGATGAAATTGTATATCAAGGAAGTAGTTTAGCATCAGCAAATGCTCAAGCATTAGTTTATGACTATTTGCCAGGCCAGTATGTTGATGTTTATCGTGTTCAAGGCAATTTTACTACAGGTTTACTAAAAGGTAATACAAGTACCAGCACAAGTAGAACAATCAGTGTTGTTTCCGATGCCGCTACCATGAATAATGTGTTTGAGGACATATTTGACAATGCTCGTATTGAAGCAAGTTCGGACGGCATCATTGACTTTACGGAACAAAATCCGTTTGGAGAACCGTAATGTTAGGTAATGCTCAGTTCTATCATCGCACCATTCGTAAGATGGTTGTTGTATTTGGTACACTCTTTAACGATTTAGAGATTGTTCGATACACACAAGCAGGTGTTCCAAAAGAAAAATGGAAAGTACCACTTTCATATTCGCCTAAAGAAAGATTTCTAACGGCAATTACTTCTGATCCAAATTTAATCAAATCAATCAACACAATTGTTCCACGTATGTCGTTCAATCTTGACAGTTTGGAATATGATGTTCAGCGTAAACAAGTATCCACTCTTATGAATTTTGCTAAGAGTGATGTCAATAATTCAGTAAGCACACAGTTTGTACCTGTACCATATAACTTTCAGTTTTCATTATCAATCTATGTTCGTAACACAGAAGATGGCACACAGATTCTTGAACAGATTCTACCATTCTTTACACCAGATTTTAATGTTACTGTAGATTTTATTCCAGAAATGGATCAAAAATATAATGTACCTATTATACTTGATTCGGTAGCATCAACTGTAGAGTATGAAGGTGGAATGTCTGAAGGTTCGACACGATTAATTTTGTGGGACTTAACGTTCACTGCCAAAGGTTACATATGGCCACCAGTCAAGTCTGGTAAGTATATCAAGACTGCAAATACCAATTCGTTTATTGATCTGACTACCAAAGAAATTCAAAAGGTCTACGTTGATTATGCAAATGGTAATGGTGTGTTTGCACAAGGTGAAACTCTTCGATCTAATGATAATACTTTGTTTGGTACAGTCGATTACTTCAGCAATTCTTCAAGTGGCATATTGGTTGTAACTGGTGCTAATCAAATTATTAAAGTTGGTGATAAACTTACTGGCGATTACACTGGAGCGTCATTTAATGTTGTTGTGACCGATGTCAACTCACTTAATGTTGTGCAAATAAAAACCACAACCAATCCAGGAACTGCTATTCTTGGTGATGAATTTGGATTCATCGAAACAATAAAAGAATATCCCAACACATTATGAAAAAACTAAATGCAAATCTGTCGGAGATATTTGATGTTGAGCCTATTAAAGAATCAACACAAGTAGAAACTTTACCTGCTGTGGTAGAGTATGCTGATCCAGTAAATGCTGATGCAGATTTTGCACGAAACAATATTCGTGAACTGGTAACTCAAGGTAATCAAGCGGTAAACGAATTGATGCTCATAGCAAGAGATGGTCAACATCCACGTGCATTTGAAGTGCTGTCTGGTCTAATGAAGAACTTAGCAGACATGAACAAAGACTTGCTTGAGATACAGAAACGCAAAAAAGATTTAATACCAAAAACGGAAGCACAAAATAATTTGAACATAGATAAAGCAGTGTTCGTGGGATCTACCGCAGAATTGGTAAAAATGCTTAAAACTCAAAAACAGGAAACATAATGGAAACACTTATCAATCAACTCAAAACAATTTTAGGCACAAATTTTGCTTTGTATTTAAAAGCACATGGTTATCATTGGAACGTTGAAGGTCCAAACTTTCCACAATACCATGATTTCTTAAATAATCTTTATACTTCTTTATTTGCACAGATAGACCCTATTGCAGAACACCTTCGTGCATTGAATTCGTATGCACCAGGTTCACTTGCTCGTGACCTTGCTGCCGACAATGATCGTTTTATAATGCATCTTCGTGCTGGTATAGTTGCCGCTGATGGTGCTAACGAACCTGCTGTAGGTAATTTCTTGCAAGACATTTTGGATGCACATCAAAAACATGGATGGATGTTGAGAAGCATCATTAAATAAAAATGGATGACGGATACCTTGGTAATGCTAGGCTCAAAAGAACGGGCACTGAACTATCCTATACTGAAGAACAAGTATTAGAAACCGCAAGGTGTGCAGATGATCCTGTATACTTTATCAAAAAATATGTAAAGATTGTCAACGTTGACCGTGGTCTTATTCCATTTGACATGTGGGATTTTCAAGAGGACATGGTACGTACCTTTCATGAGAATCGATTCACCATTGCAAAGATGCCTCGACAGGTTGGTAAGACAACTACCACCGTCGGGTATATGCTTTGGGCGGCAATCTTCAATGAAGAATATACAATCGGTATTCTTGCCAACAAAGGTCAACTAGCAAGAGACATTTTAGGTCGTATTCAAAAGGCCTACGAATATCTTCCTAATTGGTTGCAACAAGGTATCATGACATGGAACAAAGGTTCTTTAGAGTTAGAGAATGGTTCTAAAATATTTGCCTATGCCACATCAGCAGCAGGTGTTCGTGGTGGTACATATAACTTAATCTTCTTGGATGAGTTTGCGTTCGTTCCACACAATATGGCAGTTGAGTTCTTCACATCAACGTATCCTGTTATCTCTTCTGGTCAAACATCTAAAGTAATTATCGTTTCAACTCCAAACGGTTTGAATCTATTTTACAAGATGTGGACAGATGCAATTGAAAGACGTTCAACATACAAGACAGTTGAAGTTCACTGGTCACAAGTTCCAGGTCGTGATGCAAAGTGGAAAGAAGAAACAATACGGAACACTTCTGAAGAACAGTTCAGACAAGAATTTGAAACAGAGTTCATTGGTTCATCGGCAACATTAATCTCTGGTGCCAAACTAAGATCATTAGCATTTCATGAACCCATTAGAATGGAAGAAAATTTTCACATTTATGAAGAACCTATACCTGGTCATCTATACATTGCCACGGTAGACTGTTCAGAAGGTGTAAATTTAGACTATTCTACCATTAATGTACTTGATGCCACACAAGCACCATACAAACAGGTAGCACGATATCGTAACAATAAACTACCTCTATTGTTTTTTCCGACAGTCATTTACTCGGTTGCAAAACGATACAATGAAGCATTCGTATTAGTAGAAACTAATAATGTTGGCCAGCAAGTGGTAGATATTCTACACTATGACTTAGAGTATGAGAACATCTACAAGACAGAACAACATCACATCAAAGGCCAGTCTATCTCTTCTGGATTTAAACGATCAACATCATTTGGTATCAAGACTACCAAGTCAGTCAAAAAGATTGGTTGTGCCAATTTAAAGACTTTGATAGAGAATGATAAGTTGATTATTAATGACTTTGATACGATTAATGAAATGAATACTTTTGTGCGTGTACGTGACTCGTATGCCGCAGAAGAGGGTAGTAACGATGATATTGTTATGGGATTGGTACTATTTTCTTGGTTAACGGCACAGTCGTTCTTCAAAGACTCTACCAATATTGACATTCGCAAGATGATGTTAGATGAACAAAATATGTTAATTGATGAGACCATGACTCCATTT